GTGATCTCGTTGCCCTATCCCATTCGGCAACTATCAACACGTCACCGGGCGAGAGGGCGTCGATCGCTTTGTTCAACTGCGGCCTCTTAATACCTTCCAGGCCAGACCTTTTCTCCCTGAAAATTTGCTTGCAGCCGGCGCGCTTGAGCAGCGCGATCTGACGATCGAGGTTTTGATGGTTGGCCGAAACACGAGCGTATCCGGTGTTCATGATTAACCTTAGCAGATAAAACAAGGTACAGAAATACGGTACAACTAAGCCACTGATCCTGCAAGGGCGATCGCTGCGTACCGCATGTCCTGATATCCGTTACAAACGTCACGGTAAAAGGCGAACCGGCGAAGCTATGAACTTTCGCGAGCGAATGGACGAGGTCATCACGAGCCTTATGCAAGCCTGTCCCACTATCAGACGGCTCTGCTGCGCATCGTGCCGTCGGCAAGCGTGGCCTCAAGATAATTTCGCCAAGACTATGGAAGCGTCCAAGCCGAGTGACCAAGCGCGCCGCTGCCATGTCAGCGGTCGGCGTTTTTTCGGACCGGCAACGGTCCAAAAGGGGAATGGGGATTGCGTGCTGAAAATGCGAGGTCAAACATGGCGCACAGAGGGAGAACGAACCCGGGCCAGCCGCCGCGCTACGTCTTCTAAAAAGTGGTACTGCTAGGTCATTCAACCGGCCCGGTCTTGCTTTGCTTGCATCCATTAGCGGGTGTACCATTTTCACAGAACCGGAATTATTCAATGATTTCATCCATATTATACCCCTGCTTTTATGAATAGCAGGTCTAAGTTTGGGTTTGTTCGCTTTCGGTTGAAAGCGATCGTGGCTGTTTGCGGTGAGATGGAACCTTCGTTCCGCGCCCTGGAGCTGCTCCTTTGGCCCTTTTGGGGACCGCATTTTGAAGCGTGCCGTTGTGTTGCATTGCCACCCTCAGCCCGACGATTGCAGCAACACTCCACCAGAGCACCGAAGCATCCAGCCCTCGCATTCCGCAGCGATAGGTGAGCAGCGAGCCGGAACGGTAGCGAATTGTTGCGTGATCCTCGGCAACGGTTTCGAGCTGACCGCCGAGCATGCTTGACAGTGCCAAGCCTGTTACCAGCCCTTGCCCACAGACGCGAACTCGCGGCGCACAGCCGGGCGATCAGTTAAGGCAAAAATACAACCTGATTTTCGCCAGAGCGCCTGTTGGTCGTGAGGGGTGTTTTCCATACCCTACTAAAAGCAAAAAAATCAAATCAACCCAAAAAACTCTTTTTGTCCCTCGTAGGGAGTGACCAACACGACCAACATGACCAACACCTATACCCTATTGAAATCAATCCGCCCCAGACCTGTTTTCTGCCCCTCGTAGGGAGTGACCAACACGACCAACATGGCCAACACCTACCATAATTCCAAAGCGCGCCCCCTCATTGAAATGCACAACAATCAAGCCTTTTGCAGCACCCAAACCTTTTGCCCCATCGACCCTTGCTTTCCCACAATTTTGAGTCCCGAACTCACCACACGACCCTGCCGAAAGCGCAACCAATCGCCCAGCCTCCGCGCGTCAATATTGCCCCTGTAACCGGCCGCATTTATCAACGCTGAGTAGAACTCGGGAATATTGGTTGCGCGCGCCAATATCTCGTGCGTCTTGTACCCCACACCCACGCTCAGGTGGTTCTTCCAATGATCCGCCACCTCCTCCAGCGCCTCAGTGTCAGGGTCCGTGTCCTGCACCAACCGCAGCGTGTCGACGGGATCAGCCTCCCCGAGCCACACCAACGCCTCACGCACTTGCTCGCTCCAATCCTCAAATCCGCCGAACGGCTCAACATTCATGCGCACCCCTCGCAGGCGTGCGATGTGCCACGCGCGCAGCACTGTCAACGCCGCCACGACCAGCACACCGCGCTGATTGCGCACCATGTCCACGAAGTTATTGGCAAAGGGCCTGCGCTCCGGGTGGGCGCAGTTCGCATCGATCGTGCACCTCAGGGTGCGTGACGCCAGGTCTCCAGCAATAATCAAGTTGTTGCCCGTGCAATAGACCGTGGCGCCCGTTGGCACGCGCTTGGCGTCATTGACCACGAACACGCGGTAGGCGATCGACTGCTCTGTTAACACCTGACACAAGCGCGCGCTCTTGAGCGGCCGATCCCAATTGTCCAGAGATAGCATGTCGGCGCCTGAGTGAAGTTCCGCCCCGAGTTGCTTGTCCAGTTCCTTGTCATCATTACTGGGCGACAGGACAGGCATTTCCTCTCCCGTCACAACAATCGAGAACCCGTTGACCAGCTTGCTCTTGCCTGTGCGCGCCGCTGGCGCGTTAAAGGCATGCATGGGAGCGGTCGCAATCATCCGCCGATGCAAGGGTGTTATAATCCCGCTCAGCGCCACCGCTAGGTCGGCCTTGCCCGTAAACGGGAAGGTCGATATCGCATCCTTGAGCAATTTCAGCGCCGCCAGCGCGTCCTGTTTCGTAGGATTGGTAGGGATCGGAGGAAATGTCGTCTTGCCTGGCTTAAACAGCAGGCACGTTGACGGATCGTATCCGGGCTGATCGAGGATCGATCCATCACGGCGCATCACAGGGGTTGTGACGATGCCCGCCAGCACGGGCAACTGCCATTCACCGCGACGTCGCAGATAGGTTACCGCCACCTTGGCGGGACAATCGACCTGCCTGAATGTCTCCTGGCCGTCCTTTTTCTTCTTGCTTGGTGACAGGAAGCGCGCCGCCCGTGAGAGCGTTTCAACTAGGTAATGAGAGTCAACTGAAATCAGCCGCCACCCTTCGGTTGTGCGGTCGTCGGCGGCACGCAGCTTGTCGATAACTGGTCTCACCACCTCGCCACCACGTTGATAGATTTCTCGGTTAAGCTGCAGAAGCGCCTGCTCCGCCTCATTGACGATACGCGGCAATTCCCCCGATCGGACTACAATCTGCGGCCACGGCTGCGGGGCTGCCGTCGTCGATCCAGTTGCTCCCGCATGACCAGCACCCTGCCATTTGCGATATGAGCGCAGCACCTCCTCGTCGAGGCGGCCAAGATATTTCTGAGCTATCCCGTTCGGATATTTGCGAAGCTCGTCGGCAATTTCGTCGGACGAACGCCCTTGGCTTGCCAAATGCCACACTACTGATTGAAACACATCACTGCGTTGCCCGTTGGGGACGCCATTGCGGATGAGCGCTTCATAGTCGATTTTGTTGGTGCCCGACTGCTGTCCAACGTCATTGAGATTAAGACCGCTTCCACCAAGGGTGTGCTGCCGCTGTTGCTCGAATTGGGCGAGAAGCTGCTCGATAAACCCGTCAATCGGTGGCAGTCCTTCACATTGGTCAACCTCATTGGCGCTGACCGTGATATATCGGCGCGCGTTGCAAAACAGTTCAATGCCGCCGCCGTTGGTGTCCGTTGGGAACCTGCGGTGGATCTCCGTTCCGCCATTAGCAATGGATCCGATAATACGAAGCCCATTGCCCGAAACGGTCACCTCCTTATAGCACCCCTTGGCCTGGTTCCAGATGTCCTGCGCCCACGGCGCAAGCTGGTTGGTTTGCGCATCAAAACTGTGATCGAGGTCCAGCGCCCCAATGGACGAGCCCATGAGAGCGTACCCAACCCCATCGGCATGCCCGGCCGCCACACACGAAAGTGCCTGCTGGAAGGTACCCCAACTTTCAGGTTCGGTCGCGCTAGCATTCTTGCTCGGGTTGGAGGGACGTCGCGGCACCTTCGTCCACCTGCCTGTGCCGTCTTTATTGGTAATGTAAACCCATGACCAGCACAGCCAGCGGTTTTCTTTCGTGAGCTCGCCAAAAGCCTTAGAATTGACGAGAGCTGCCAAGTCCCCGTTGTGAGTGTGCGGCTTGTTTGGGGTTACCATCGACTTGCCCTGAGCTGCTCGACAAGGTCGTGCGCATCGAGCCCTTGGTTCTCGGCTAGGCGCAGCACAGCCGCCTGCGCGGCTTGCAACTCCCCTGGTTGCGTGGCCCGCAACAGAAGAATGAGAGCCTTGTCCAATTTGTTAGAAATCGGCGCAAGCGGACTGGTCATGCCACGTGCCCCCAACATCGGGTGTAATGCCCGCAAAAACACTTGCATCGAAAGTCATTCGGATTAGGCGTGATCCGCGGTAGCAGTTCGCCCGCCCGGGTCGCCCGAATGATCTCGACGGCTCGATCGCTCCACAGCTGCGCGCGTTCAATCTGGAACCGCAGCTGAAAATGCAGCCGCTCACAGCTGTCGGCGTTCATGACCGTGAAGAGTGCCGGGTTTGGCAGGTTTAGGTACGCTTGGTAGATCCAAGCCTGGATGGCATAATGCGGATATGTCTTCTCTAAGCCGTCACGTTCGATGTCTTGGAAACCCTTGCGCCCCAGGGCTTTGTGCTCCCATACACAAGGATAGAGCAGGTTTGGAATTGTCGGCCCTTTGACAATAACGCCGTCTGCATGGCCACGAAACGTGCCGTTGGCGGTTTCGAAGTGGTCTTGTTCATTTGCTGGCGCGAATTCAAAACCCGCACGGACCAGATGTTGGCGGCTCAATTCCTCGAAAAAGTGCCCACGAGCAAAGGTGTCGCGCGTGCGCGTCTTATGTTTCGCATCAACCATCCAATCGTATTGAACACGGCGAAGGCATTCGGAACCAATGGACAATGCGCCGAGATATTGTCGCGTGTTTTCCTTTGGCGGCTCAGCCCGCTCGATCAGTTCGTTGATCGTAACGTTGATCGGCTCAACTGAGAGCGACCGCCGGTTCAAGTTGATGCCCATCATGTGGATCCTTGTGTAACGTAGCCGCGAGACGGTAAATCGCCGGCGTCGGCTGCCTTCAATGTGTCTGTTGCATCTGTCATCTTGCGCGCTCTCGTGCCCCTGTCGCTGTGTTGATGAGCGTAACCGCTCGCGACAGGAATGTGATCATCTCGTCCTTAGACCAGTCCTTGAGGGGCTTGGCCCAATCAACAGGCGCTTGCTCAGAAAGCATCGGGAGGATTGCAGCGATCGCGCCAACATCCCAGGCGTCGAGGGCGTCCTTTAGCGGGGCGGTACGAAGTGCGGCCTCAATTCGATTGAGACCTTCATTGGCTGCTTGCTCAGCACGAGTCGAAATCCAGGCGAATATGACCGCACAAATCAGCCAACCGAAATCAACATCTGTCAGCATCCCCACGGGCATCTCTGCGGGGATGGCGCGCTCGGGGCCAATGAGACCCCGAGCTGCTTTGATGGCCTCGGCGGTTGCCCGTCGTTGCCACGCTTCCTCTAGACGAGAGATCTCGCCCATCACACCGCCCACGCTGGTCGCTCAATAGCGCCGCCATTGGTCGCAGGTGGAGTGCTAGAGTCACCTCCACTTGGCGGGAGATCTGTTGGATCTTGAGGTAGCTGACGCCATTCTTGCATATCAGGCGTGATGACCTGACGAATGGTGTTCTTAGCCGGATAACCGCCCTTCGGCGGCTCAACACCCACGCGGATCATGATCCGCACACCGTCGAACTCCCGGAGCGAACCGACTTCACGCTTAGCACGCGCCGCGGCGCTCTCGTCGTTATGTTTGAGTCCGTGTATGGAGTCGATAATGGCGCGAAGCATCTTGAGGGTGATGGCGGCCGCTTTGGCGTGACCGTCGGTCGTGCCTTCAAGAACCATCGGCCTGAAGAATTTGCGGCCTGCATAAGCTTCAGGCGCCTCGATCACAAACTCGCAGTCAAGACCGCGACACGCACCCCCAGCGAAGCGTTTCGTGACGCCTTCTTCATCGGCATCACCACGCCGGATGTACATTTTGGCTTCACAGATCGTGCCTTCGGGGATCACTTCGAAAGCGCGCTGCTCGCCCACGTCGTTTAAGTTCATGTAAGTCTCCTTACTTTGCTGATTTGAGGTTTGAGCGTTTGGTGCTCGGGTTAAATTCATGTAAGTCTCCTTACTTTGCTGGTTTGAAGTTTGAGCGTTTGCTGTTCGGGTGAAACTCGTGAAAGTTTGGCGATCAGCTTCATTTAAGCCTCCTTATTTTGCTGATTGAACTTTGAGCGTTTGGTGCTCCGATGAAACTCGTGAAAGTTTAGGGATCAGCTTTCATTTAAGCCTCCTTAGTTTGCCGGTTGAACTTTGAGCGTTTGCTGCGCGGGTGAAACTCGTGAAAGTTTGGCGATCAGCTTGCCGAGGTTCGGCTCCTCAAGCTGTTGAAGTCGCCGACTTCGATCTTTGGCGGGGTATAGCCACACATTCGGGGACGTGCAGACAAAGCCGCGTTGCGCGGGCTTGTTGTCGTCGAAATTCAGAAACTGATAAGTAATCACCTCATCGATGATCCCAGGTAGCTCACGTCCAGTTTTCGCGCCCTCAAGCTGGATGGCCCACTCGCCACGACCGCGATCATCAACAACCCATTCAAGGATCGCGACAAAGACCACATTCTTGGCGCGTGCATGCTGTAGTTGATTGAGAAAGGTAATCATTTCGCGCGCAAGCAGCCCGTACGCGCCGCGTATATCTTTCCGACCTGTGGTCGGCGATGTTGCTTCAGGTTGGTTCTCGCAAAAGCGGAAGCAAATCCGTCCGAGCGCCGACAAGCTGTCAATGAAGATCGTTTTGTATTTGTCGAGATTGGGAAGCGAGCCGCCAACTGCACGATAGTGAGCGTCGGAGTAGCAGGCCGTTCCTGGGAACGATGGATTGGGTCCGCCAATCCTCACGGCCGTATCGCGTGCTGCTGCCCAATCGTCTACTCGGATCGTAGCAACAGGCCAGTTGATCACGGCCAGGTCACCTGCCTCAACGTCACAAAATAAGGTTTCATCGGGATTCAAAGTCTTCAGCTGCGAGGTCTTACCGACTCCTGACGGCCCCAACAGCAGGAGCTTCACACCCCGTTCCTCGGCGAGGCGTTGCTCGGCGGTAATGAAGCCTTTGGGCAGGTTCATTGATCTCTCCTTTTTCAGGCAAGGCTCCGCCACGCGGACAAATGCCCCGCTGATGGGCATTTCCGTGAAAACCGCGTTACGCGGCGCTGCTATTGGGTTTCAGTTCAGGGATAAACCCGGTCTTCAGTCGAATTCGAACAACCTCGGTCGATTGCCATTTCCATTGCCGTGGCTCATGACCGGGTTATGTTGCTTTATATAAGGCTGTAAATTTCCCCCATCTTAATCCTTGTTAAGTGACGCGTTTTGTTTTGCTTATGGCCCAGCCAAAACAAGTAGTTCGAACCCCTATGCTCGCTTACAGCAAGGCTCAGAAATTTGCCGTTCTTGCCCGTCTTGAGCCAACCGGCGAGGCGGTATTTCGTGCCAGCGATTGTGACGTCGCCGTTGTAATCTGGCTGGATGTCTTTTTCCTTGCCCTGATTGCGGAACAACGCGCCTGACATATTGCGAGCCTTAGATGGCACTGGGTCGAGCGGCTTGGCGAAATCGAACTTGTCATCGCCGGCGAGCTGACGATGCTTCGCGGCGAGCCAGCCCGGTATAACCGCGCTGACTTGTTTGCCGACCGCAAGCTCGCCTTTCCATTTCACGTAACGGTTCCTTGGCAACCAAAATGCTTCTCCGACGCCGGTCGAGCACCGGACGCCTACGGGGCGCGATCATTGGCGGTTGCCGCCACCGCCAGCACCACGAAAAGCCGCATATTAGGCGATGAAATAGCAGACCTGAATCGGTCTCCGCGCCTGTGAAAGCGGGAACAGCTAGAGTCATTGCAGGGCGTGGGCAAACAACGCGGAAACGGGACGGCTGCCAAACATCAATACGTCATCCCTCACTTTGATGGTGGCTAAATATGAGCAATCGAAACGACTACAGACTGGAATGTCGCGTCGCAGCCAGTGCGGCCGGGGTGAACCAGGCCACGATCACATCGACTTTGAGCCGCACCAGCCGAGTTTATCATCTGAAAGTGCATGCGTTGACGGATAAAGGCTCCACCGCCAATTCGAGAAGACGGCCTGCCTGTCCTTGGTCCGTTCGGAACTCGAAGCGTACATTTTGTCCCTCCACGTAACCCAGCTCGCGCAAAGCCTCCCGAAAAATCCGCCAAAATTTCTCCGAACCGGGAGCACCGACCACCAG